ATCTTTGAGTCCTCGTACCTCGACGTTCACGGGACGACCTTACCTAAATCACGTTCGTCGTGGTTTAGGTCCTTTGCCGTCATCGTGTTTGCCGTTCACTATTTTTATGACCGTTGTTAGGTCGTCAATGTCGAATTCAATGTTGGGGGGCCACCAACCAACGGCGACGAGCGTTTCGGCTAGTCCTCGTCGGTAGGTTCCCCGGTCGTAGGGTTTGTGGCTTCCTGCCCTACAACGTCGAGGGAAACGAGTTGTTTGACGAAATCGTCAAAGAGTGCGGGAACCACAATTTTTGCGGCTTTGCTTGCCTCATAGGCCATGTACGCAAGGTCCTCGACGCCGACGCCGTTTGCGAGTTCGGAGGCGCGTCGCTTGTATTTGCGTTCCCATGCGACGACCGCGTACAGGTTGGTTGTAACCGTGTACGGGCCGTCGCCGAGATCAAGGGCAATTGAAATTTTCATTGGGTCTCCTAGTCGGGGTCGGAGGGGGTTTTACGAGGTGGCGCGCGCCCAAGTTCCGCCGGTGAACGTCACGTCAAAAGTTGCGAGTTCTCCCACGGACTGATTTACGGCCGGGTAGGACGCCAACATTGTGTTGGAAATCGTGTATTCCGGGTTGGAGGTCGACGGGGTCGTTCCGGCCGGGTAGATCGTGACGGTTGTGGTTCCGTCGCCGACTGCGCTCGATAGGGCTTCCTCGATTTCTCCGGTTCCGTAAACGCCGTAGAACGTTGCGGTGATTTCGACGGTTTGGAGGCCGGGGCGGTTGAGGTGGCCGGTATCACCGAACGCGGTGATTTCAAGTGCGTCGTAACCGAGCGTTCCGCTAATCGAGGAACATACGCCGGTGAAATCGGTTGCGCCGATCACGATTGACGGGTTTACGAGGTACACGGGAGTTCCGGGCATTGTTTGTCCTTTCTGACGCGGGCTACTGCGAGCCTACGCGAATTGTGAGGTCGTACGCGGGTAGTTCTTGGCTACCGACGGTGATTAGGGAGGATTCGCCGTCGACTACTGCCAAACCGGTTCCGCAAATTGTGTCGACGGTGGTTAGCAAATAGTCGGTGGCGTCTTGGTTGCCGGGCGGGGGTGCTAGCACGTACAACTTGACGGTGACGTCGTAGACGCCGACGGGGCCGGTTGTGAACGACGTGAATGTCGGTAGGCCGATCATTACCGTTAGGGGTCGTGCGTTGCGTGGGTCGGTGACGGGTTTGAGGCCTGCCGCCGAGAGTTTGGACGCTATGTCGCTGATTATGTTTGCGAGGGGGCCGGTAGCGGGCATTTAGGCCACCTGCGAACGGTTCACGCCTAGCAATTGGAGGACTCGACCAATGGAGGCAATTGGCGCGCCGGTGGTCATTGTGTCGAATGTTTGGTACGAGTCAACCGAACCGCGTTCCCGGTAGAGGCCTGCGGCGTAGAGCACCGTTCCAAGTTTGATTGACCCGTCCGGGGCTGAGGCTTTGAGGTCGTTGTAACCGGCGGCCTGACGGCGGCGGTAGCACCATGCGTTAGCGGCCGATACGCACGTCGCTAGGTAGGCGGTGTCGTTCGCGGTCGCTGAAGCGATTCCCAAGAATTCTTGAACGTCTGCGGAGGTAATCCACGTGACGCCGGTTTGTCCGGTGTAGGTGAGTGTTCCGTATGGGTCGACCGGGTAGCGGTCGTATTCGTTCCCGGCGTCGAGCACCAAAATTTGGTTGGGAATGATGACGTCGGAGTCGTAGACGAAATCGCCGGAGGTGGTGACGTTGATAAGCAGGAATTCGGGAACGGCAACGACGGTGAATGTTCCGTCAAAACCGTTCCCGACTCCCGCAACCGTGACCGATTGCCCGACGACTACCTCGGCCCCGGTAAGAGTGGTGAGAACGGCTACGCCGTCGAGGCGTTGCGCGTGCGTGATTGACGACGTAGCCATTCTCGGGGGTTAGCGGTTCGTATTAGGCGAGGGCGATTGACTGAACGAATGTTGAGTCGGTGGTATCGCCAACGGCCTTTTGGAAGAACGTAGCGAAATAACCGTAGTAGGTGAACGTGCGACCGAGGTTGGTCGGGTCCTCCAACGACATGACGCCGCGAACGTTCTCGTAGAACTCGACGGCCGGGGCGTGGACGACGAGCATGGTGTCCGAGGCGAGGTTGCCGTCGACGACAATGCGGAGGCCGAGGGGGTTCATTCCCGACCATGAGGTCGCGTCGCCTGCGCCGAGCGTGTTCATGCCGAGGAGGCCGGGGGCGCCAATCGCCGGGAAAACCGGACGGTTGACGTCGTCGACCTGCGAGCCGAGAGCCTTCCACACGTCCACCGAGGCGACGAGGTGAGTCGGGAACAAGTTGGTTCCGGTCGAAATGTTTTCGGCGCAACCGTAAAGGGCCTCGATAAGGCTTGACGGGTCGCCGGGGGTAACGGTCCACGTGTAACCGGAGGCGGTGGCGGCGGCAACAAGGGCGGTCGAGGCGATGTCGTCGGTCTCACGGAGGTACTGCCCGGAGAGGTCGGTCAAAATCGAGTTCATGGCGGCCGGGTCGGTGAAGTCCATGGCCTGCTGAGAAATGAACACGGAACCGGCGACGGTCTGACGGTTGACCGTGTTTGCGGCAATGGTCATGGTCTGCGACGCGACGGCGGTTCCCTGCGTGTTCTGAACGCCGGAAGTCGTGTGCTGACTGATCGTCGGACGGACAAACGAAATGCCGTTGCCGTTCGGAAGCGCACGAGTGCCGAACGCCGTTACGACCGGGCGAATGTAGTTGATGTTCTCAAAGAGAGGGGCAACAACCGGCAGGGGCAAGAGGCCCGGCACGTCGCTCGACAAGTCCTGCGCGGCCTGAATGGCGGTGCGGTTCTTTTCGACGTTGGCCTGATAGGCGGCCTGAACGTTGCGCCACGAGTCGCCGCCCATGTGGTAGGCGGCGGCAAATTCTGCGGCGGTCGGCATCGGGTATTCACGCTTCGGGGTGGCCGGAATGGCCGGGGTCGGAATGACGGTCGGGGCGGCGGCCTCGACGAGTTCGGGTTCGGACATGGGGATTGAATCCTCCTCGGGTTCAACAATTGGGGTTGGTTCGTTGTCGTCCTCGGGTTCTGAGGCAACAATTTCGGTAATTACGGCGTCGGTAAACGCCGGTTGTGCGACTAGCGAGAGTTCGACTAGGCGGGCTTTGGTGACGACGGTTGCCCGGAGGGCTTTGTCGTAATGGGACTCGACGGGGTCCGCGCCGACGGAAACGGCGTCGTAGGCCCCTGCTTTGACGAGTTCAATTGCGTCGTTGGCGGCGGTGGTACGCGCGAACGAGGCGGTAAATCCGAGTCCCTCGGGTAGGTCGGCCAATGCGGTGACGGTTCCGCGCAATTGGCCAAGATCGTGATTTTCCAAAAGTTTTGCGGGCTTTTGGTTTGTGTCGAACGCGCCTCGGGCGAACGTGACGCGCTGACCCCCGGACACGGTTGCGACGGTGTCCCACGGGACGGCAATGCCGGTAATCGTGCGTGGGGTGTCCTCGCCTCGGGCGGCGTCGAGGGCCGGGAGGTCGGCTACAAATCTAATCATTGGTCGGAGTTTTCCGTTTGGCTAGGGGGCGCGTCCACTAACGGAGTTTCGACGAGGTTGTTGTCGCCAAGGTAGTCGTCTAGATCAAACTCGACGTGCTTGCCTCGGGGGAGGACGTTGTCCCCGGACAAGGTCTCCTGAACGCAGTCCAAATACGGTTTAGCCCCGAACAAATAGAGGTCCTGCCGGGCTTGTAGTGCGTTTTGGTACGTCATTCCGGACGACGTGGGCGCGCCGACGAGGTAGCCGGGGACGTTGGCAATGTTGGCTAGTTCGGCCATTTGGTGTCGGCGTGACTCGACCAATTGGAGTTTGTTCGGGTCGGAGTCGTATGGCCGGAATTCAACAAACTCGTTGAGTGCGCCGACGGTCGACCCGTCGCGTCTAGCCCCGGCCCATGCGGCGGCAAGTTCGGATAGTTCCTCGCCAGTCATGGGTTCGCCGCCTCGTTGCTGTAAGTAACCGTGGCCTGCGAGGTCCTGCGACGCGAACCGGCGGGCGGCCCCGTCGAGTTTCCATGAGGTGTCGATTACCTGCGCCCCGGAGTAGACGAGGCCCATAATTGGCGAGAGAAATTGGACAACGTTGGCCGTGTCGAGGGTGACGCCGTTGAATTCAATTTCGTCGGACGGATAGAAAAATTGGGGGCCGAGTTGGTCAATGGTCTGTATGTTTCCGGCGGGTAGCCACCGGAACGAGGCCGGGAATCCGGTCGAGTAGCGGGAGGTCACGTACCAAAACGCTCGACCGTAGAAAAAGAGGTCTGAGAACGTGTTGGACATGATGAAATTTCGGGTGACGTTCGGGTCCGGTCGGGTGAACCACGATTCGCCCTCCACGTAGTTTTTTTCGTAGTCCTGCTCGGTTGGGTCCCAAACGAGGTTGTAGGCCCGGAGATCGAGGCAACCAATCATGGACGCGATGAGGTCTCGCGCTCGACTCACTACGGGGAGTTGGAGGGCTTGTAGTTCCTGCGACCCGACCGTGTACGTGTAGACCTGCCGGACGGCGTTTGCGGCCCCGGCGGCGGCTTTGATAGGCGCGGTTCCGTATTGGGGCGACGTCGTGCGCGTCCGGGCAAAAATTCCCATTGGTTCGGAGTCTCCCGCTATTCGGTCGAGGTTTCCACTAATGGGCTTTGCCGAATGCGGCTTTGCCGACGGCAACCGGTTTGGACGCCAACGAGGCGGCGAACACTAAGCACCGGGCTAGTTCAATCGGTCCGGGGGACGTTTTGGACGAGAGGCCAACGGCGTTTTGGGTTTTGTAGGCAACGGCCCGGTTGACGTGTTCGGCTAGGAGGGCGTCGGACGGGGAATGCCATAGGCGGCCCTCGGCGATCATTGACCGGACCGTGTTTGTGTATTTCAGAATTTCGCCGTGGCCGACGGTGGTGGTTCGGCGGCGTAGGGGTAGCGGTACGTGGAGTTCTAGGGACGGGGTGACGGCAAGTTTGACGTTTGGGTCCTCCATAACTCGTCCGATTGCCGTCCATGCGTCCTCCTCCCGGTCTACGACGAACTCGACGGCTACTTGTACCCCATGGTCGCTCGACGCGGCTCTGACGCCTACGTAGCGGGACTCGTCAACGGACTGATCAAACGCGACGACCCCTCCGGGGGGCATGGGGAGATCGGTGGCTTGCCGGTCCCAAATTCCGGCCGGTAGCCATGGGCGCGCCGACGCTACCCACGTGTTGAGGTGCGCCCGGAGGAACGACGCTCGGTCCGGTGACCGGGACGCGTCGTCAAGTTTGTCCCACGTGACGAAATGCCCGAGGGACGGGTTAGCCCAAGGCCACCATTTGCGTTCGCCGTAGGCGTCGACGCCGGGCGGCGGGGACCATTCGGCAAAATAGAGGCGGCTTGTCCGGTTTGCGTCTATGTCGGCTATTGCCTGCTCGCGCCAACGGAGGAACGCCGTCGAGGATTCGTCCCCGGCGGTTGACCACGCGGACAGCAACGAGTCGGGCCGAGCAATTTGGGACGGTAGCAGGGCGTCGAAAACGACCTCTTGGGCTATGTCCCACAATTCGTCGAGGCAAATCAAATCCCATGTTCCACCGTGGAAATTGGGTCGGGCGGCGGCGATCACAAGTTGCGACCCGTCGGGCATGGTGACCGAGGAGTCCCCGTTAGATAACCGGACTTTGGCCCCAAACCGGTCCCGGAGGAGGTCGGCCAATTGGAGAAACATAGGTTTGGTTCGGGCAAGTTTGTTGGCCATAAGCAGGACGTTTTGGGCTTCGCCTCGACGGGCCGACTCCTCGACAAGCCACCACGCCAAAAGGGCGCGCATAGCAAAACTCTTGCCCTGCTGACGGCCGGTCGAGACCACCGCCCGGGAAAACATGAACGACCCGTCGTCCGTCAAAGCCAATTGCCCGGACAATGCCCGTTCCTGCCACGGCAAAAGGTCAATCCCGGCCGCCGAACGCGCCCAATCGACTAGGGCAGGGCCAAGACTCGACGACCCAATTCCCGGCGATTCCAACCGAGGCTCGGTACGCCCCAAAAGGTGTCGATAGTCCTCAAACGGACCCGATTCGCCTCGATCAGACGTCCTAGGGGAGATCTTACTACGGGGGCTCGGGCTTCTC